GTGATCCGGATGCGAGTGCAAACGCGAGATAATTCGCGAATCGTCATCGCCAAAACCAAACAGGCCAACATTCGAAACCTTGGTCACGCTGGTGCAGTGATTCGATTGACCGCTCGACGCAGCATTCGCAAACGGAAAACGGCATCCGCAGAAGGCAAACCACCAAGCACTCGCCGCGGTCAATTGCGAAGCGCCATTGCTTATTCGGTCGTGAAGCAGAAAGACATCGTATTTATTGGGCCGGAGGTTTCGCGAGTTGGTCGCTCCGGAGCAGCCCACGAACATGGCGGTCGCTACCGAAAAGAGCATTATCCGAAACGGCCGTTCATGGGACCGGCGTTAAGAAAAACTAAAGATCGACTGCCCCGCATGTGGGCAGGATCCGTGAAAAGCTAACCAAGGAGAAACTTCATGGCCACACGCTTGGGCATGGACGCCAAACTATACCGCAACACCGGCACGTACGCGGCGCCGGCGTGGGAGGAAATTGGAAACGTCAAAGACGTCACGCTCAACCTTGAAAAAGGCGAAGCGGACGTAACGACGCGAGCCAACAACGGATGGCGCGCAACGGTAGGTACGCTGAAGGATGCGTCGATTGAGTTTCAAATGGTGTGGGACACGCTTGATTCAGGATTCGACGCGATCCGGCAAGCGTTTTTCAACAATGCCTCCATCGAGTTTGCGGTGATGGACGGCGCTATTACCGATCCCGATGCAGAAGGACTGCGGGCAACGTTCGACATCTTCAACTTCACTCGTAACGAAGCCCTCGAAGAAGCGATCATGGTCGACGTTTCGATCAAGCCGACTTACGCCGAGAATGCTCCGGAGTGGATTACGGGAGGGCCATAAAAATGAAGACCTTCAACGACAACACGGGAAACACGTGGTCAATTGCGATCAATGTTGGAACCATCAAACGCGTGCGTTCATTGCTGGATGTCAATTTGCTGGACGCGGTCGAAGGCAAATTGCTTGAGCAATTGATTCACGACCCGATTCTACTTTGCGACATCATCTATGTGGTTTGCGAACCAGATGCGGCGAAACGCGGCGTGAACGATGAAGAGTTTGGGCAAGCGATGGCGGGCGATGCGATCGACGCCGCGACCACTGCATTGTTGGAGGAACTCGTCGATTTTTTCCCGAACGGCAAGCGTCAGATTTTGAACAAGGCGCTTGCGAAACTGAGAACGTTCGAAACGAAAGCACTGGCCGCAGCGGACAAACGACTGGACGATCCAGAACTGGACAGAAAACTGAACGCAGCGATCGAGAAAATCGAGTCAGCGGAAGTGACGCTTGGCGATTGATTTGGCAACTCGCCGGCATTCTCGGCGTTGCTCCAGAGCCGTTCACGTTGCGCGAGTTGATTTGGATGACCGATGCGCGGCGAAAAGAGCAATGGTCGCATACATCGGGGTTGATGGCGTTGGTTGCGAATGTAAATCGAAATCCGAGGAAACGCTCGCGTCCGTATTCACCAATTGATTTTCACCCCCTGGTTGAGCGAAAGCCACTCAAGGAGTGCAAGGTTGGAATTCATGTTTTGAGAGACGTGTTTGTTCGAAAGCGAGATTCGTAGCCCATGCCTTCAGCGAACTCAATTCGAGCCGGCGCAGCGTTCATCGAGCTTTCCACAAGCGATTCAAAACTGATTCGTGGCTTGCGACGGGCGTCCAAACGACTGAAGCGATTCTCGACCAGCGTTCGCGCTGCAGGATTGAAAATGCTCTCGGTCAGCGGGCTCGCAGCGGTTCCGTTCGCATTGAGTGCAAAAGCATTCGCCAACTTCGAGCAACAAATGGCTCGGGTTAAGGCACTGACGGGTGCAACGGGCGATGAGTTTTCCAAACTGGAATCACTCGCCAAGAAGATGGGTGCGACAACCGTTTTCTCCGCCAGCCAGGCGGCCGAGGCGATGAGCTACTTCGCATTGGCCGGTTTTGACACTCAACAGATCATGGACGCGCTCGGTCCTACGCTGAATCTTGCGGCCGCTGGTCAAATTGAAATCGGCGAGGCAGCGGACATTGCGGCCAAGATCATGTCGGGCATGGGAATCAGTGCCGATCAACTCGGCAATGCGATCGACGTGATGGCCAAAGCAATGACGACGGCGAACACCGATTTGACCATGTTGGGTGACGCTTTCAAGTTCGTTGGTCCGATGGCAAAAACGGCTGGTGTTTCTTTGGAAGAAATTACCGCGGCGATTCAGCTTCTTTCCAACGCTGGAATTCAAGGCGAGATGGCTGGTACGACGTTGCGGGGAATGTTGCTCTCGTTGACATCCCCTTCGTCGGAAGCAAAACGCGAGCTCGATCGACTGGGTGTTTCCATTATCGACTCGGCGGGAAATGTCCGCGGGCTTGCAGCAATCATCGGAGACTTGGAATCGTCACTTTCTGGTGCTGGCTCTGGCGAACGGTTGCGTGTCCTCGGCACGATTTTTCCAGCTCGACAAGCAGCAGGTGCTGCGGAACTGATCGCTCAAGGTGCAGAGCGATTGAGGGAGGCAACCGCAGCATTGGGACAGTCCTCGGGTACGGCAGCCAATATCGCGGGCACTCAACTCGATACGTTAAAAGGCGACTTCACGATTCTCTTATCTGCCCTGGAAGGAGTCGCGATCGCAATCGGTGACGCCCTCGGAGACTCGTTGCGCGGAGCAATCAAAGGCGTCGCAGGCTTGCTCTCGATCTTCGGTGAATGGGCAACCGAAAACAAACGGGTCGTTTTGACAGTCGCCGCAATTGTTGCCGGTGTCGCAATCATCGGAGGTGTGTTGGTTGGACTTGGCATCGCAATTCAGATCACGGCGTTTGGTTTTGCAGGACTCGCTACCGCGATTGGGTTTGCCGCTTCGGTCATTGCCGCGATTCTCTCACCCATGGGATTGCTGATTGCCGTTGCGATCGCGCTGGGCACCTATTTACTTTACGCTTCGGACGTTGGAAGTCAGGCACTTGCGTGGCTCGGACAGAGATTTGAGGTCTTGAAGAAAGACGTGTTGAAAGCATGGAGCGCGATCGGCAAAGCACTCGCTTCCGGTGACATCGCTTTGGCGGGAAAAATTCTGTGGCTCACCCTGAGAATGGAATGGAAACGCGGCATTCATTTCCTGACCGAGCTTTGGCTCAAATTCAAGGACGCTTTTCTGGCAGTAACGACGGATGCGACGTTTGGTTCGGCGAAGATCCTCAACGACAGTTGGTCCGGTTTGGAGATTGCGTGGACTGAGACGATCGGGTTTTTGGCTGATGCCTGGTCGCTGTTCACTAATCTTTTGACGTCGACCTGGCACAGCACGATTGGCTTTATCAAGAAGGCATGGGTCCGGCTCAAGTCGTTGTTCGACGAAGACGTGGATGTCGACGCTGAAGTCAACCGGATCAACAGTGAAACCAATGCTGCGATCACGGCCGCTGATGATGAGATGTTGGACGCCGTTGGCAAGCGTGATAGCGAACGACGAGAGCGGCGTCAACAAATCGAAAGTGATCGAGTCGCGGTCGAAAGTACGCTCAATGAGATGCAAAGCGAGGCGCACGAAAAACGTCGCCGGAACTACGAAACCGATCTTTCAAAATCAGAGCAGGAACTTGCAAACGCTCGTAGCGAATGGCAACAGGCGATTTCCGACGTCAACGAACCAGCTGCTGCCGACGGCAACACGAGTCCGGAAGCGGCACGGCTCCGCGAACTTGAACAGAATTTGACGCTCAGTGCCGGCATGATCGGCACCGAACAAGACAAGGTCGAAGTTAAAGGCACATTCAATGCGCTCGCCGCACGAGGTCTTGGTGCTGACAGCTTAGCCGAACGGACCGCGCGGGCGTCAGAACAGGTTGCCATCAACACCAAAGATCTGCTTTCACAAGCCAAACAAGGAAAGCTGGTCTTCACTCAATAATGCCAATCACGATCGACGAAAAATTCGACAGCCGCGAAGGCACGGTCAGTGATAGTCCGTCGCATGAGTTGTTGTATGTCGTCCAAGGGACGGAGGATGACGGCGTCGTTCGCTCACTTGTCGCTGCTACGTCACCGACGATTTACGCAGGGTTGAAACGAGACAGCTATTCTGTCAAACCAATCGGCAATGGGATTTGGGAATGCGCGGTTCAGTATTCCCAGTTCGAAAGTGACTCCCAATTCACGTTCGACACAGGTGGCGGAACACAACACGTCGCCCAGTCTCTGCAAACCGTTGGTGCCTACCCCGCCGCCGGTGAGATCGCGCCCAACTTCCAAGGTGCAATCGGCGTCAACCAGGACCAAGTCGAAGGCACGGACGTCACGATCCCGGTCTATAGTTTTACCGAAACACATTACATCGACGACGTACTGGTAACGGGTGGCTACAAATCGACTTTGTTTTTCTTGACTGGCAAAGTCAACAACGCTGGCTTCAAGGGGTTCTCCACCGGCGAAGTCTTGTTCCTTGGTGCTTCCGGATCAAAACGTGGCTTCGACGATTGGGAGATCACCTTTCGATTCGCGGCCAGTCCCAACGCCGCGGGCCTTACACTTGGCAACATCTCCGGAATCAACAAGGAAGGCTGGCACTACCTGTGGGTCCGATTCGCGGACGATGAGGATGCCGGTTCCAATACGCTGATCAAGAAACCTGTCGCCGCTTACGTCGAGCAGGTTTACGAGTACGGCAACTTTGCTGGACTGGGGATCGGCACCTGATGGGAGATCGTTTCAAGAAAACCCAAGCCGGCCGACCGCTTGATATTTCCGCCGACGTTTGGAATGCCTTTCTGGATACCGTTCGCGAGCGCAAGGGCCGCAACCACGATCAGTTGGCCGACGTGCTCGTTCAAGTACGGCAAGCCGACATTATCAAGGTGCGTAATAGCAGTGGTCAAAACCTGTCGCGGTTTGGCGTGTTGGGAGTCAGTTCACCAATCATCTCGCCCAGTGCCAACGAACGCGAGTTTAAGAACCAGGTCGCGATTGACGGTTTGCGTCCAACGCACCCGACACACTTCGGGCGCTTTTTGATTCTGCTTGATCCGTTACGAGCCGGCAAAATTGGCCGGGCCTGGGGAAGCGGCGTTTGTCCTGCATTTGTATTAGTTGAAGACGAGTGTCACCATTTCGCGGACATCAAGGATAATGATTCGACTGGCTTGGTAAGTCGCCCGTTTGGCTCGGCTCAAATTTTATGGCGCGAGGGAGGTACGGGACCACAGTGGGCAGTTGTTCGACTATCGAATGTGTCTGATGACTTTCGACGGTTCAAATTGACTGATGCGCTGACGCGATGTGGATCGGCGACTGCCCAAAGGATCGTCTATTCCGAAACACTAACTGGCCAACCGAAATGGTGTGCCGTCGATTGTGAATTTGAAGTCTTTGATTCACTCGGCGTTGTTTGCGCTGACCTTTGTAGCGAAGTACCACCCGGAACATTTGGCTGGGCGAAATGGCTGCCTGACAGCTTAAAATGGGAAGTCATTCAGCTTGGCGAGGGTTGCTGCGAAGCGCCAAGCTCATCCGGATCCTCGGGCTCAGGTTCATCCAGTTCATATTCCTCCAGCTCTTACTCATCCAGTGGATCCTCTTACTCAAGTTCAAGTTCCAGCAGTTCTTCAAGCTCAAGCAGTTCAAGTTCCACTTGGCCATCGAGTAGTTCGGCGTCCGCAAGCTCAGGGTCATCGTCCGGTTCTTCTGGCTCATCCGGCTCGTCCAGTGGGTCGTCGGGATCGTCAGGCAGCTCGGGTTCGTCTGGATCATCAGGAAGCTCAGGGTCATCAAGTTCTACCGGTGATTCGTCTAGCAGTTGTCCCGAGAGCTGCGTCACGATTTACGAAACAGACGTGCGTTGTGAAAACGGCAGGCTAAACGTTTACTCGCGGTCCGTTTCCATCTGCTTTGATGGCTGCATGCTGAAACGGTACGACGGGCCTTGGGTGTTTTCCCACAGCGCTGGTTGCTGCGATTGCAAAGACGATCCAAGCAGTTCTTCGTCACATCATTCCAGCAGCTCCTGGTATTCGAGTTCGTCGGGTTACTCGAGTAGCGATCCATCAATCAGCGTGGAGCCTCCGAGTAGCATTCACCCAAGCGTGGAGCCGAGTGTCGAGCCGCCAAGTAGTTTGCCAAGCGGAAGCGGCAGCAGTTCGAGCAGCGCGAGTCTGGCATCGGGCAGTGTTTCCTATATTGATGTTCCATTCTAAAAAAGGAATGAGTCCAGATGAAAATCTTTGTGGTTGGTTATCCCGGTGACATCGGCGGAGCCTGTACCGAGTTGTGGCACACACTAAAACTCTGGCGACAGTCTGGTGTCGATGTCGAACTGATGACGACGATGCAACCTTCGCCCCGGTGGTCGTCGCTTGTTGATGGAATCGGCTGCACTACGCAAGTGATTTCCTGGGATCAACTCGAATCCATCGACGATTTGCCCGGTTCAATCGTCGTCAGCTTTTGCAATTCAGAGTTCCTAGACAATGCCGAACAACTTCGTTCCATGAATTGCCGACTCGTCTGGGCCAATTGTATGACTTGGCTATTTGAAGCAGAAAAGAAGCTGTACAAGGAAAGCGATGTTTTCGATGCCTATATGTTCCAATCAAAATTTCAGCGATCGTTACTCGAACCCCAACTGATGGAATCTGGATACACGCCGAACCGCGGGCATTTGATCCGCGGTGCGTTTGACCTCGATGAATTCGAATTTGCCCCTCGACCACACGCCGATGGTGATGTGTTTGTTGTTGGACGAATGGCCCGTCCCGATCTGGACAAATGGTCGAGCAACACTTGGCCGATCTATTCGGCGATTCAATACGCCAATAAACGGGCGATGTTGCTCGGCGTCAACGAACGAGTTCAGGAGAAGCTCGGCGCGTCGCCATTATTTGCAGATTGCTTGAAGCCGGCAGCGATACCAGTCAAACAGTACTTGGCAAATTTGCATTGTCTATTGCCGGTCAATGGTGGAGCTCGTGAGAACTGGCCGCGGGCGGGACTGGAAGCAATGGCCTCGGGTGTGCCAGTTGTTGCTCAGAACGATTGGGGCTGGCGTGAAATGATCGAACACGGTGTTACGGGGTTCCTCGCCAACAACGATTGCGAGCTTGCGCATTACACGGCAATGCTCGCCTACGACGAAAACCTACGGCAACAAATGATCGAAGCAGCCTATTTAAGGTTGGCGGACGAATTCGCCAATTCGGATGTGATTTGGTCACAGTGGAAAACGCTTTTCGATTCGCTCGACGAGAAAAGCAACGTTCCTGGAATTCCTCACGCCAAAACTTTCTACAAGACGCAAGCCGTCGAGGCGGTCGCATGAGCGAGATTCCAGACTACACACCGAAAAGCAACGAAGCAGAGTGGCATATCACGTACAAGTGCGATCTTGCATGTCCAAATTGCAATCGTCTCTGCTTCCTGCCTCCAACGACAGCCGACATGACGCTCGACGACGCACGTGAGTTTAATCGTCAAGCACGCGAACTCGATTGGTTTCCAAAAATTGTCATTCTCGGCGGCGAACCAACGTTGCATCGAGACTTGTTTGAATTCATCGAGATCGCCAACGAACTCAGTCCTGGTCGAGTCGAGATTTGGTCCAACGGCTATCGCGACAAAGCGAAAGAAAAGCTGGCTCGAATCCGGGAAGAAGGCAATGCAAAAATCTGCGAGGCAACCATCAAGGCTTGCGGTAGCGAAGTCCTCCAGCACGGCGACTTCTTTCTCGCTCCAGTCGACTTCGGTGTCATCAACCACCGGCCGTGTCACAATCACGCAGCGATTGGCTGTGGCATTTCAGTTGACGCCGAGGGCTACGCCGCTTGTTCGATTGGTGGAGCCATTGATAGCGTTCTCGAACTTGGCGTTCGCACTAAGAATCTTGCGGACCTGTTCGACAAGGAACTGGTTCACAAGCAAACGTGTTCGCTCTGCGATGTTTGCGGGCGCGAACTCGGTATCACCAGTCATCACATCGCCAAATCCCAAGTCATGCACGGCACCCTGATGTCGCCCACTTGGCAGAAAGCCGTGAATCGAATTGAGGAACGAAAACACAAACGCTCGGAGGAGAGCGAATGAAACTTGCCGCACTCTGTTGCACCTATTTGCGTCCCGATGGCCTCGGCCAATTAATCGAATGCTTCAAACGTCAAGACTATCCGATCGACAAATGTGAGCTGGTCATCCTCGATGACGCCGGCCAATATGAAAATCAATCCGGTGATGGCTGGCGTTTGATTTCGGTTCCTTCGCGTTTCAACTCGCTGGGCGAAAAGCGAAACGCCTGTGCGGCACTGGCATCGCACGACGTCGAGGGTTTTCTCGTTGCAGATGATGACGACATCTACATGCCACACTGGTTTTCGACGCAGGCCAAAGCACTCCAGCAAGCCGACTGGTCGCGACCTGGTTTGGTTCTGGTCGAGCACAACGACGGGCTTCGTGAGGCCGATACGGCAGGCCTGTATCACGGCGGTTGGGCATTTCGCAAATCGGCATTTCAACAAGTTATCGGTTACGGCCCGCACAACAACGGCGAAGATCAGGAACTCGGCCGACGCTTAAGTGAGTCTGGCGCCACCGAATGTGACCCATGTACGTTCGCCGAACCGTTTTACGTCTATCGTTTCGACAACAACAGCTACCACTTGTCCTACATGGATGACACAGGCTATCGGGAACTCAGTTTGAAAGATTCAAGCGAAGGTAAAACGACCATTCCGATCGGCTGGCCGCGCGACTGGCACCGCTTGCCCGTTATTCGACGATTTACATTTGGCCCACATGTGAATCCGAAATCGGATCACGTACCAGTTGAGTTAATTGGTCCAGTCGACGAGCCCGGCAACAACGGCCCACAAAACGGAATGTACGCATTGCAGAAAGAGCTCCGCAAACGAATCGACGAAGGACTCGATTGGCTTTCAATCAAATCCTTGCCGGTCAGCAAGGGTGCGATTCCATGGTTTTGGAACTGGAACGATCGCCGGTATGCGATGTGGTGGGACGCCGAAGGACTTCCGTTTTTCCAAGGTCCAAACATGCTTTTCGCGAATTCCGCCACGCCACGCATCGACAGAGAGGAATGCGCGTTACTCGATTCATCAAATTGCCTCGCGATGTTCTGTCATAGCGAATGGTACCGCGATCTTATTGCAGCACAGCGTGGCCCAAACAACAATTCTGAAATCGTGATGTGGCCCTACCCAATCGACCCCATGCCGGAAGGCCCACTTCCAGCTAAATATGATCTACTAATTTACGCCAAGAACGGCCACCGCCCCGGCCTTCTCGAACACCTCGCCGAACTCTACCCGCGGCACATTCAAATTCACTACGGCCAATACAAACGCGAGGAACTCTTCGCAGCTGCCCGGCAATCCCTCGCGTGCGCATACCTCGCCGACGACGACCACGGTCCACTAGCCCTCCAAGAAATCCTCCTTGCCGGTTGTCCCACCGTTGGTGTTCGTACCGGCGCTCCTTTTGTCGAGCACGGTCTAACTGGATATTCGATCGAACAACTACCTTCTGGACGCGATCATTGCTCGAGCGACCATGACCTCAAAATTTTGAGATCCTACGTTGAAGCGATTGATCAAACCTTGCTGCTAGATCGAGCAAACGTCCATCAAGCCGCCGTACGCAATTTCAGCGCCGATGCAGTCGTCGAACCTCTATTAGCGGCTTTGGAGAATTCTCAACGCGCACATCGGGCAAACTCCGGACCTTACGCAGCCCGCGCTTGAAGCCAATCCTATCGACGACGACCAGCAGAACGCTTGAGTCCTTTGGCGACAAAGTCAAATGCCTCGGCAGCTTTATAGTCTTCGAGCACATCAAAGAAACAAGCGAGAACTCGCTTCGTCTCTGCGACGTTGATCTTGACGCCCGCCGTATCAACTTTCGCTGCTACTTGATTGTAAATGTCGTTCAGGTTTAGAGTCTTCTTCGTCGCCTTCTTCGCTGTCTTTTTCTTGGCCATGATTGAAATCCATTCTCTTGGTGATGTGGCTCAGTAATTGGCTTCAGTTTTACATAGCCATTAGGTTTTTGAGAACACCATTTTGGCCTTCGCTTTAGTCAACGGACGGGACATCTTCAAGACTGCGAGAGTCAATAATCTTCTGAAATTCGGTCAAAATCGCAGGGTAGCTTTGTGCGAGATATCGAACGACTCTCGCGTTTTCCATTAGAGTTTTCAGATAACCGACGGCGATCACCAGATTCAACACGTTCTTGCCATATGAGTCTTCAATATTCTTGAAGTCTTTTGAGAGCGACTTCATTTCGCGTTCCATGCGCCCCATTTCAATCGTCGATAGTCCATCAACTGATTTCGGGATATCAGAGTCGAGAAGCTGTTCATTTGGCGTCGCCGCGAGGAGACACTTCGCGTAGTTGGCGCTAAAGTTATTCGACGCACACATCAATTCTGCCATCTCGATCTGCCGCATGGGTTTTGCTTTACGCATTTGCTTGAAGGTACCAGCGTTGGCTCGCTTACCTTTTAGCAATTCAACTGCCTCAGAACAAATGCCATTAAGAAGCTCGCGTTTCTTGCGAATCCTTGCGACATCCACGTCCAACGCGACCGCGATGGCCTGCTCCGATACGCCGTTGGTGATTGCCTTGCGGATCATAAAGTGTTCCTGAATCGGCGAGAGCCGGTTTACTTTATGGTTGTAGGTAAATGCCTCATCGTCCAACGCCATCAGGCAATCAATCGTTTCGATCCCAAGCTCCTTAACGATTTCTAACCGAATGTGTCCGTCTAGCAACATAAATTGAGTGGCAGCTCCCGACTGTTCATGGACAACAATCGGCTCGATGATTCCGATCTCGCGAATCGAGGCGGCGATCTGCTTAAACTTTCGCGTTGCCTTCGTGCCTTTTGAGACACGTTTGATAGGCAGGATTTTTGAAACTTCGATCTTGCGAACGGTTTGCTCGCAGCCCAAAAGTACCGGCTTGATCAT